TCAGTAATCTTCAACTGCTCTACTGCTCCAGCTACTCCCTTGCCCCAAGCTGGCATACGAGTCTGAACAAGTTTACCCGGCCCAGGATTCTCCATAGCTTCACTATCAAGAAGGAAAGGATCGTAGATGATGACATCGTTAATAGCTTTCCTCACGTTAGTCATATGCGAGTTGAAGAGGAAGTTGGCGAACTCCTGAAGCCCATAGGAGAGTTCTATCTTACTGGTTGGGGTAATCGAGTAACCGTCATACTCCGGGGCACATACGGCCACAGGATACATATCGTGGTCCAGATCAATCCTGTTCATCCTAATAAGCAGGTCATCTCCAGCAACCTCAAACACCCACTTCTCAGGACTCTGAGAATCACCAATCTCCCACTCAGCAGGTATCAGGGTTACGTAGAAGTGGACTACATCTACCGGTCTGGTCAACGAGGATCTGGATTGGTCATGTGAGGCATCCGTATACTGATCAGGAAGATCATCCTTAAAGTTGTCCCTGCCCGACCCTGAGAACTCAAAACGTGAGAACCTTGATCTCATGGAGTTCTTTCTTCCACCAATATGTTTCACGTTGAAGAATTGCCCACCGCCCTCATCTTCGAGCCTTACAAGGGAAAGGTAGTTAGTCCTCTCTACCCACGCTACAAATTCTCCTTCCTGAAATCTCTGGATGGGTACATTAGGATCGGGCAGGAAACAAAAGGGGTCAATATTCTGGAGGCTGTTCCCTTCATATAAAGTATCGACATTCCTTACTGTCTCCAGTCCTATGGCTTCCATGGAGCCTAGATAGCCCATATCCAAGATGGGCTGATTCCTCCTTACTCTTCCTTTCTTAGTTCTCCAATCCAAGGAGACTGCACCAAGTCCATAGACGATGGCATCCCTGAACATTGTATGCAGGGCCAGCCCCTGCTTAAACTTGAGAGACTGATGCTCTATAATCTTTTCGAGAAGTATGGCTCCTATCTGGTCTTCCGGTCCTGCACCCTGAAACCTATAGTAGGGTAACTGTAAAAGCGCAGACGAGAAGGATGTCAGGAGAGTGTCGGCAGCAACAGAACTGAGGGGGACTACGACTGATACGGGCTTCCTGGAATCTTCAGCCTTAAGGTCTCTTTCACTCTTATCAAGCTTAATATAAGCCTTCATCTGCTTTTCAATATCATTCCAGACCTGATGCCTCTTACTCATCTTGTCGTTGGATGAACGAGCCATCTCCCTCAATTTGGCGACCAGTTCCCTATGCTTGGTCTTATCTGGCCTGAGATCCAGCTCATGTGGATACGAATACTTGGGGATCTTTGTATCTGCTAATCCGAATGTAGTAGCCATTTTGTCCTGCCGTTTTTGGTTAGTAGTTATGGGACTACTTATTCACCCTTATTAATGGATTCCTGCCAGTAGTTAATGCCTGATGCAGGACGCTTTCTAGCCCACAGATAGCCTTGTGTTCGAGACCCAATTCCAAATACTCATTCCCTACCTCTATAATTTCATGTATCAATGTGCTGACCTGCTGGCTATAGTCCAGAGAGGACTCTATAAGTATCTGCTTGGACTTGAATTTTGCCAGCCCCTGTGCTGAATTATCATTCTCCAAATCTTCTCTTAGAATCACATCGAACTCATATCCAAAGGCACTTACCTTTTTGGGGATCTTAAGTACCTTCCTATTCATTATCCTTCAACCTATAGTGTTTTGCTACCCTGGATGTTCCGTCAGTAGTCCTAATCCTGAAATTTCTGACCTCCACTTCACCTGCGTCTTCTGCTCTTCTCATCATCTCTCTGGCAGTCCTTTCAGATCTCTCGACCTTCACAGCAATCTTCCTTATTGGTAGCCAGTCTTCCGGCACATCATCTACGTATTGTTCGGATCGGTGTCTGATAAATAGATTCTCCCAGGAACTTATACTTTTAGGAGGTGTGTTTTCGCCACCTCTGGACGGATGCTGTTTAGCTGCCATTTGTAACCCCCCTCAGAGCTTATCTCAAAGTTCACATAGCCCATGGTCAGTAGGGAGGAGAACCTTCGTCCATAGCGAGATCCTGCTGCCTGTAGGCAAGGCAGAGTCATCGCAAGACGATCTGAGTCCCCAAGGTACTTATAATGATGAACGTGTGATCTGCACATAATATCTGCTCTAGGTTGATTTCCTACATCTGCATGTATCAGGTTCCAGAGTAGGTCGTTTCGTAATCCTGCTGTTGTACGGAGGGGGACGTTGGATTGACTTGCATGATGCTTAAAGTCAAAGACGACCCCGTTCACATCAAGGAACAGATGGTCGTAGAACTTGGCTCCAATCCTTCTGGAGATTATCTCCTCAACATCTACACCATCCCTTGTAATTGTATGGATCGGTGTCCCTCCTACAACAATGAACTCCTTTGCTTTTATGACACTTAGGACTTCAGCAAACATATCAGCCTGCTGTCCCATATCTGTCGTTATTGATTCAGCTCCATTTTTTACTCCACTACCATCAATGAGATCTCCGTTGAGTACGCATATGTCCCATTCCTTTCCTTTAACACTATTTACATACCAACTCCAAATCTCAACTTGCATTGGCTGAAACGGACAGCCCTTGAACTGGAAACTTGGTGGAGTTAAGCCCTGAAGAGATCCACAATGCTGATCGGCCAGGACGAGTATCTTCTTGCATGGCATCTTACTTGGTTTTGTTGATTACTTTCTGAATCCTATCAACACCAGCCACTCCAGTGTAACCTGCCAATAGAGGAAAAAGGATAGCATCCGCAGCCTCACATACAGGCCAGATGACCTTTATGATTTGCCAGACAGAGATCAATACGACCCCTGTAGCAGTCTTACTATCTCCGGTTCCATCTTCCAGTCGAAACAGTCCTGTTAAGAACTTCAACATATAACCCTCCTTGATCACCCGCTGACAAATATGCCAGCTAGGAACGCGATGAATGCTTTCCAGACAGACATTGATGCTGTCTTGGACTTACTATCGTTCTGTTCTACCCTAAGATCACCCTCCTTTGTCAGTGTCAATGAAGACGAGGTGGTTGGTTCCCCATAAGGGAAGAAGTTATTCTCATCCCATACCTGCATGGTTGCCGATGTTATACTTCCATCAGCATTTGTTTTATGGACAGATACCCTATGGTCATGGACCAGTCCGGCATTTACGCATCCAGCGAGAAACAATGCCACAATAGGGGCATACTTCCTAGTCATCATTCTTCCTCCAGCAAGTGATCCATCTTTATGTGCAATCGGTCCATATCCGTCTGCATATGCTCCTGATTTGCCTCGATCTTCACGAACTGCTTCTCGATGTCCCTGACCCTGGTATCATTCTCCTTCGCAGCCTCACGGTTATCCTTGATCTTGTGGTAGACAGCCTCCTTATCCCTCTCCCACGTATTGTCCCAGTTTATTAGCCCAAAAGGTTCTGGAGCATTAGACTTTGCGTGGAGCTTCGCCACATATCCTGCCAGACCCATGACTGCTACAGCCATGCCCCCGATTGCCATCAACAATAGTCTGACTCTCGATGGCCCACCCTTGGGGTACTGAGTGTCGAGTCCCACGATTATCTCCTACTTTCATCTTCTTGAATCAACTCAAGAAGTCGCATTTTATATCTACGGATTACACGCCTCATTTTGACGGGGTGTATATTCAGATCGTCTGGATCTCCATTACTCACCATTGACTGGATGACTAACAGATCGTCCCGTGTAAAGAACTGTTGTTCGGGATCGGGAGTCGCTACAGGATCAGGAGCCTCAATGAACCTTGAATATACCTGCCTGTCAACGTCAGTGGTCGGTGCGTCCTCCCAAACCGTGAGGTATTTACGCTCTGAACCATCTTCAGGAATTCCCAAGACCCACATCAATCTGCCATTTCTCCTGCTTGGAGACTGTCTGGATGTGGTGTTGGTAGTGCTATCATCCTTTAGTCTGGCATAATATACGTTATCAGGCTGGTCTGACTTTCCAGAAACCCTGATCCTTGTCCCATCAGGACTAATCCTATGTCTGAACTCAAGTCCAGCCAGAACCTGTGCCAAGGCTGCTGTAGTCAGGAAACATAGTCCTGCAAATATCAATGCTTTCTTCATCACTACTCCTCGCTTTCAGCTATTACGTACCAAAGATCGAATGTTGTATCGTCACTCTCATCAACATAGGCCGCCACTCTTAGGCCATAGGATGTCACTGCCACTGCATAACTAAAGCTGGTATTGTTCTCGATAACAAAGTCTGCCCAACCACTCTGTTTATACTCAGTGCCACCCAGATTGTAGAAAAGATCAAGCCCCTTGTAGACTGCCCTATCGTGTCCAGCAGTCCAGACTGTCAATATCCAGAAGATACTCACTGCTGCATCAGTGGCGTGGAACGTGTAAGTGAGGACATTATACCAACCGTTAGCAGATGCCTGTTCCAATCTGGCATGAGACATAAATACAGGGCCATCACCATCTGTATGATCCAGAATCAGTTTGCCTGCATTAAGATCTGTTATATAGGCATCAGCCCAGTAGGTTGACGCATCTCCAAGACCGGGATTGGCACTCATATAAGGAAGAATGTCAGCATCAATCTGCCCGGTAATAGTTACATAGTCAGCAGCAGCGTTCCCAATATCAACATAGCCGGTGAAGGACGCATTGGCGAAGGCGACATCACTTGACGTAAGGACGTTCTGGTCCATGTCAAAGAGTTCATTGGCCCCCTCTCCTGTATTCAAAGTGGTCACAGCAAGATTAACGAATGTGGGGCTACTACTATTCGAGACTGCCTGATCCATGGCAAATACCTCAGTCACGCCCTGACCGGTATTTATAGAAGATACAACCGTAGCACCAAACTCAACGGCACTTGAAGTGCCCAATCCTAGAGATGTTCTGGCCGTTGCTCCACTCTCGATAGCAGGGTCTCCGGCCCCGTCACCGACCAATATCTCCCCATCACCCAATACTGCTGTAACAGTTATGTCTGCCGCTCCTGAACCCAGAAGGACTCCACCGTCAGTAAAAGTAGAAACCCCTGTCCCTCCGTTCGCCACAGACAGGTCATTGGAAACAGTGAGGCCAGCAAACGTAGGACTGCT